AAACTGAATTGAATGACACAATTTCGGCTATTTATAAATGGGGCGGTCTTGGTTCAAGTATGGCTGATGATATGGTTGCATTGTTAAATAATTTTGAAAAACAAGCAAAAGATTTAGGAATAGACCCGAAAGCAAGTGCTGATTATGTAAATGGGAGAAAAAAGTTTGTTGACTACGCTAAAGCCGAAGATACAGCAAAAGCAATAGCTAATAGTTATATTAAAATAAGATAATAAATAAAAACAGAAAATGAATACAAATCAAATCTTAAACAAAGTTCGAGTTCTTTTAGGAATGGAAGTAAAACTTGAAACAATGAAATTAATGGACGGTGTAACAGTTTTAGAAGCTGACGCATTCGAGCCTGAAATGGAAGTTTTCGTAGTTACGGAAGATGACCAAAAGATACCTGTTCCAGTTGGTGAATACGAAACAGAAGATGGACGTATTTTAGTTATCGAAGTTGAAGGTATCGTTAAAGAAGTGAAAGAGAAAATGGAAGAAGAAGAAGCACCTGAAGTTGAAGAAGAAGGTGTTGAAATCGAAGTTGAAGCAGAAAAAGCTACAAACCCAACACCAAAGAAAACTATCGAAAGCGTAGTTAAAGAATCTTTCTTTTCAGAAATCGAAGCATTGAAAGCTGAAAACGAAACTTTGAAAGCTGAACTTTCTAAACTAAACAAAGTAGAAGAAAACACGGAAGTAGAATTAAGCGCAGAAACAGAAGAGCCTAAACCGATTTCTTTCAATCCTGAAAACACGAACCCAATAGAAGTAGTTAAAATTGCTTCTAAGCGTCCACGTAACATTATGGATTCTGTATTAAGTAAATTAAATAAGTAATATATAAATTTTTAAATAAATAAAAAATGCCAACAACAACTTCAATTACAACTACTTACGCTGGTGAATTCGCAGGTAAGTACATTGCTGCAGCTTTATTGTCTGCACCAACTTTAGAGAAAGGCGGAATTACAATTATGCCTAACGTTAAGTTCAAACAAGTTATCAAACGAGTAGCTACTGACGGAATTGTTAAAAACGCAACTTGTGACTTTGACCCAACGTCAACAGTTACTTTGACTGAGCGTATTTTGCAGCCTGAGTATTTCCAAGTTAACTTGCAATTGTGTAAATCAGATTTTCGTTCTGATTGGGATGCTATCCAAATGGGTTACTCTGCATTCGATGTATTACCTAAGTCTTTTGCTGATTTCTTAATTGCACACGCTGCTGAGAAAGTTGCTCAACAAATGGAATTAGTTATTTGGGATGGTAACAATGCTTCTGCAGGTGAATTCTCAGGAATTATGAGACAATTAACTACTGATGCTTCTTTACCTTCTGCTCAAGAAATTGCTGCAGTAGGTGGTGGTGTTAACGCTTCTAACGTAGTTGCTCAATTAGGTTCAATCATCGATGCTTGTCCTGCTGCTCTTTACGGAAAAGAAGATTTAACTCTTTATGTTTCTTCTAACATCTACAGAGCGTATGTACGTGCATTAGGTGGTTTTGCTGCTTCAGGAGTAGGTGCAAACGGTTATGACAACAAAGGAACAAACCAAACTTTAGAGAATCTTTATTTTGATGGAGTTCGTGTTTTCTTAGCACCGGGACTTGCTAACAATACTGCTTTACTTTCTCAAACTTCTAACTTGTTCTTCGCAACAGGATTGATGAATGATATGAACGAAGTTAAAGTATTGGATATGGCTGATTTGGATGGTTCTCAAAACGTACGAGTAATTATGCGTTTTTCTGCAGATGCTAAATATGGTTTTGCTTCTGACGTAGTTACTTACGGAATCACAAATTCTGCTAACTAATCAAACTAACAACTAATACAAGGGTGGTGAAATAAACGCCACCCTTTTTTGTTAAACATAAAAAAATAAAAAGATATGAGCTGCGACATAGCACACGGAAGATTAGAAGCCTGTAAATCAGGGGTTTCAGGATTAGACGCAATTTACATAGTGAACTTTGGAGACTTCAACCCAGACCCTTCAACGTTGGGTGGTGACGTTACTTACTCAGTAGCTGCAGGATATGAGGACACAATTTCTGATATTGCGAATATTTCAACTATTTACAAATTTGAATTGAAAGGGGCTAACTCTTTTGAGCAAACAATACAAACGTCACGTGACAACGGAACGACTTTCTTTGAGCAAGTATTAACAGTTCAATTAAAGAAACAAGACGTTGCAACGCATAAAACGGTTAAATTGTTAGCTTACGGACGTCCTCACATTATTGTTAGAACACGCGAGAACCAATTTTTTATGGCAGGTCTTCAAAGAGGATGTGACGTAACCGCAGGAACTGTTTCTTCGGGTACTGCAATGGGTGACTTTAACGGGTATTCTTTGACGTTTACGGGAATGGAAAACCTACCTGCAAACTTCTTAAATACAAGTTCTGAAAGCGATTTAGCTACGACAATTTTAAACGGAGCTACAATTGTAGATTCTTAGACACTTTCTGTTTCTCCATAGATTAAGACCCTGCCAATTCGGTGGGGTTTTTCTATTTTAAGAAACAAGAACACGAATTGAACGTTTATAATATATGAACATATTAACAACAACAACAGACCCGCAGAACTTAAATATAGTTCCACGTTCGGTAACGTTTGATGAGTTGATATTTACGGACGATAGCACAAACACACCCGAAACAATTACAATTAACTCAGTAACAAGCAAAGGGTATTACCAACAGATAGAAATCGAATGTGCTTTAACAGAAAACAGATACTATAACGTAGAATTGTTAAATGATGGTGATTTAGTATTTAGAGGTAAAGTTTTTTGTACTGACCAACCTGTAGTTAGTTTCTCAGTTAATAATGGTGATTACACGTCACATTCGACGGCAAATGAATTTATAGTTTATGAATAACTTACATATATTAAACTTAGCTAAATACGAAGCACCACAAGTCGTAGAAGCCAAAAGAGAAGATTGGGTTACTTATGGTGATTCAAATTCATATTTTGATTTTCTTATAGATAGATATAAAAATTCTACTACGAATAACGCAATTATACGAATAACGCAATTATAAACAATATAAGCCGTTTAATTTATGGACGTGGACTATTTGCCTTAGACGCTAATAAAAAGCCAAATGAGTACGCTCAAATGATGGCTTTATTTAATCAAGATTGTTTGCGTAAGTTAACATTTGAATTAAAAGCATTAGGACAATGTGCTATCCAAGTTCATTACTCTAAAGACCATAAAAAGATTCTTAAAGCATACCATATTCCGGTACAACTTTTAGCGCCTGAAAAGTGCAATAAAGAAGGTGAAATAGAAGCGTATTACTATTCTGACAATTGGGAAGACGTTAAAAAGTTTGCACCTAAAAGAATAAGTGCTTTTGGATATTCAAATAGCGAAATAGAAATACTTTATGTTAAGCCATATAGCTTAGGAATGAAATATTTTAGCTATGTTGATTATCAAGGGGCTTTAAGTTATGCTTTGTTAGAAGAGGAAGTTTCTAACTACCTAATCAATGAAGTTCAAAATTCGTTTTCGGGAACTAAGATTGTAAACTTTAATAACGGAGTTCCAACACCCGAGCAACAAAATGAGATTTCAAGTCAAGTTTTAGGTAAGTTAACAGGTTCGCAAGGGCGTAAAGTGATTGTAAGTTTTAATGACAATACAGAAACACGAACAACGGTTGAAGATATACCATTGAATGATGCTCCAGACCATTACACGTATTTAAGCGAAGAGTGTTTACGTAAGATAATGTTAGGTCATAATGTAACTTCTCCTTTATTATTTGGTATTGCTTCAAGTAATGGATTTAGTTCGAATGCTGACGAGTTAAAAAACTCAAGCGTATTATTTGATAATATGGTTATTAAGCCATTTCAAGATACAATTATAGAAGCCTTAGATAGAATATTAGCTTATAACGGAATATCTTTAAAGTTGGCGTTTAGAACTTTACAACCTTTAGAGTTTACAGACTTAGAAAATACGCAAACCGAAGAGCAAGTTGCAGAAGAAACGGGAACGATGTTAAGCAAAGATTCAGTTATAGCACAAGCGTTAATTGACTTAGGCGAAGACGAACCCGAAAACTCTATTCTAATAGACGAATTTAGCGTAGACTATGATTCCGACGACTCAGAGAACGAAACGCTTTCTAAAGAGCCTAAACAATCATTATTAAGCAAATTAGTTAACTTAGTTAGCACGGGTTCTGCATTTCCTAATTCAAAAAGTGGACAAGATGAGGTAGTAGAAGGTATTAAATTTATTACTCGTTATGTTTACGCAGGAGAAACAACTCAAAAGAGCCGTGAATTTTGCCGTAAAATGGTGGCTTCAAATAAAATATATCGTAAAGAAGACATTATTAGAATGAGTAATCAGGCAGTTAATGAAGGTTGGGGCCCGAATGGAACGGATACTTATTCAATTTGGTTATATAAAGGCGGTGGTTCTTGTCATCATAGATGGAATAAAAGAGTTTACGCACAATTTGATAGTGGATTAGGTATAGACGTTAATTCACCAAATGCTAAACAAGTGGCAGTTCGTAAAGCTGAAAAACTCGGGTATGTAGTAAAGAATGATAAACTCGTTTCAACGCTTCCAAAAGATATGCCTTACAATGGATTTTTACCAACTAATAAACGCTTTCAATAATGGCAGAAGCATTACTTATAACACGTAACGATTTAGTTCGTCTAACGGCTTTAAATGGCAACGTAGACACGGATAAATTTATTCAGTTTATTAAAATCGCTCAAGATATTCATATTGAACATTATTTAGGGACCCAGTTGATAGAAAAGATTAAGACTTTGATTTTAAACGGTGATATTAATGAAGTTGCTTTTGAAGATTACAAAGACTTGTTAGAAATTTACGTTAAACCAATGGTTATTTATTGGGCTATGGTTGAATACTTACCAAATGCTGCTTATACGATAGCGAACAAAGGGGTTTACAAGCATAGTTCTGAGAACGCAGAAAACGTTGAAAAGACGGAAGTAGATTTTCTTATTAATAAATATTCTAATATTGCAAAAGAATATACAGAGCGTTTTATAGAACACATAATTTATAATCAAGATAAGTTTCCTGAATACAATTTAAATTCAAACGGAGATACTTATCCAAATGATATTAGTAACTACGGTGGCTGGATTTTGATTTTATTAAGTATTTTTAATTTATATATATAAGCGTATGCATGAAGTATGGAAGCCAATTAAATCGTATGATGGCTATTTTGAAGTAAGTAATTTAGGAAGAGTTCGTAGTATAACAAGAAAAATAGAACGAACAGACCCAAAAAAAATGACAGAAAAAAGATTATTTACTTATCATGGTAAATTAGTTTCATTTTGGATTACTAAAAAAGGTTATTTGAGATTAGCAATAGCAAAAGACGGAATACAAAGAAAACATTTAGTTCATAGATTAGTTGCTGATGCTTTTATAGAAAATCCATTAAATAAAGAGCAAGTAAATCATATTAATGGAATTAAAAGTGATAATAGAGTTGAAAATTTAGAATGGGTAACAAATTATGAAAATTTTTCTCATTCTGTGTTAATGGGAAAGCAAAAGCATATTAAAGACTATACTAAATATATAGCTTTATGAAGACATACAAACCAAAAAAGGAAAATATTAATAAATTACTCGTTTATTTAAAAAAGATAGATGGCAAATGTAAAGATAAGTCAGTTAACGGCGAAAGGAAGTAAAATTGCTTCTACTGATAGAGTTGCCATTGCTCAAGATACGGGTGGTGGTACTTTTGCAAGTAAGTACGTTACTGGCGCAGAAATAAATGAAGTCTTATTAGATACTTCGCCACAACTTGGTGGTGACTTAGATGTTAACGGTAATAAAATTACAAGTGCTTCAAACGGCAACATTAAAATAGAACCTGCAGGAACAGGAGCGGTTTTAATAGGTGGTAATGATACGCAGCCTTCTGAGTTAAGGTTTATGGAATTACTTTCTAACGGAAGTAGTTATGTAGGTTTTAAAGCACCTGCGGATATAATAACATCAAGAATATATACACTACCAACAGCTGACGGGACAAACGGACAAGTTTTACAAACAAATGGAAGTGGAACTTTATCTTGGTTTGGAGCAAAAAAATACGTCGCTTTATTAACTCAAACGGGAACTTCTGCACCTACTGCAACAGTTTTAGATAATACTTTAGGTGGCACTTTGGTTTGGACTTATGATAGTGTAGGTACTTATATTGGAACATTGACGGGTGCATTTACATTAGATAAAACTGCTGTATTGATTTCGGGAGTGTACAAAGGTTCTGTAGTAGGCTCAAGAAAAACCAATAACACGATACAAATAACAACAACTGCAACTTCTACAAATACAGAAGCAAATGCTTTACTTGATAGTACAACAATAGAAATTAAAGTTTATCCTTAATATTATGGCAAATAGCAATGGATGGGGCGATGGCTCAGTAAATAATAACATAGGGTGGGGACAAGGCTCAAACAACAACGTTGGTTGGGGTAAGTCTCATTTAGATTCTTGGGCGGGTGCTACTGATATAGACGGAGGTAATGCACCTTCTAATTCTGTTGCTCCTGCAATTACGGGAACGGCTCAAGAAGGTCAAACGCTTACTTGTTCAACTGGAACTTGGAGTGGTTCACCTACTTATGCATATCAATGGAAACGCAACGGAAGTAATATCGGAAGTGCTACAAATGCAACTTACACACTTGTAACTGCAGACGTAGGGCAATCAATTAAATGTACTGTTACGGCAACTAACTTTGTAGGAAGTGCAACTGCTGACTCAAACACGGTTACCCCGACAAGTTCAACAGATGCAGACGCACAGGCATTTATTACAGCGGCTTCAATAACAGACCCTACTCAACAAAGTGCTATTAATCAATTAGTAGTTGACTTGAAAGGGTATAGCATTTGGACTAAGATGAAGGCTATCTATCCGTTTTGTGGGTCTACAGCTTCGCAACACAAATGGAATCTTAAAGACCCTCGCGACCTTGATGTGGCATTTAGATTAGTGTTTAGTGGTGGATGGACTCATTCAAGTACGGGAGCTTTACCTAATGGAACGAATGCGATAGCAGACACTAAATTGAACGCATCATCTAATTTAAGTCAAAATAGTACACATATATCTTTTTATTCAAGAACATTAAGTGGAAGTAATTTAGTTCCAACAATGGCAAGTTCGGGATATGGAGTTACAGGCGGTACGAGATTAAGTTTAAATTTTGCAGGTCAAACTTATTTTGGTGTTAATAGCTTATATCAAGATGGGGTTTCAAATACTAATACAAGAGGATTTTTTATTGCAAATAGAACAGCAAGTGCAACACATTCCTTAATGATTAGAGGCACGAGAACGGACATTTCTCAAGCAAGTGATGGCGTAGTTAATCAAACGTTTAGAATAGGGGGAAGTCCCGCTGGGCATTATGACAACAAAGAAGCTGCCTTTGCTTCAATAGGAGATGGTTTGACAAGTCAAAATATGACTGACTTAACAACAGCAGTTCAAACATATCAAACATAGGACTTTTAACACAAGCACAAAAAAACGAATTAGTAGGTCAATGGTATGCTCCTGATTCGTACTTCAATCCAATTGAGGATGCAGATAATAATTGGGTAATATCAATAGAGGAAATGGAGCAATGTGTAAACCCTGATTACCTTTGGGTTAAAGACCTTGATTTAATTCCTTACGAACCAAAACCAACACCACCACCATTTGAATAATAATACAATGATAGATTTAAACCAAATTTTTACTGTAATTAAGAAGCAAGGAGCGACGGGTGTTTTAGCTATTTGGCTTTATTATACACATTCGGATGTACAGGATTTAAAACAAAGACTTTATGACTGCTATGGTAAAGCTACTAATTCGGCTACAAAACAAGTGCCTAACGATAATAATTTTGCTGTTGTACCAAAAGATGAACTAATCGAAGTTGAATGAATTACGACTGGCTAAAAGACGAGAAAGCACCACGTATATTAGTTCAAGCTGTTAAACAACTTGGAGTTAAAGAGATTGTAGGCAAAGAACACAATCCGATTATCTTAGGGTGGGCTAAAGAACTAAAGTTAGCGAGTGTTTATAACGCTGATGAGATTGCTTGGTGTGGTTTATTCATTGCTTATTGTGCAAAGATGGCAGCGTTAGAAGTAGTAGATAAACCATTATGGGCTTTGAATTGGGCGAAATGGGGCTATGAACCTGCAGAACCAATGTTAGGTGACATTTTAACTTTCAAAAGAAATGGAGGAGGTCACGTAGGAATATATGTAGGCGAAGACGATACACACTATCACGTTTTAGGAGGTAATCAGGGTAACTCGGTAAGTGTTTCACGAATAGCAAAGAGTAGATTATTTAAAGCACGTAGAACGATGTGGAAAATAGCACAACCAGCAAACGTCCGAAAGATTAAATTAGAACCAAAAGGAGTAATAACAACAAACGAACAATAAAATGGCAAAGAAAAATGTAAACGTAAAAGTTGACACGGATAATATAGATGTTAATATTGAGCGTAAAGACGGAGATTTAAAAGTTAACTACGACTCTAAAAAACTTGATGTGCAAGTTAATAAAACCGCTGACAACGTTGAGGTGAAAGTTGACGCACAAGGCGGTTTATTAAAATTTGTAGGCAATATTCTTAAAAAAGTATTGTTAAGAAGATTAAAATAGTATATTTGCAATGCTTTTTTCATAATTAATGGATTAATTGTTAACGGGAAACCCTTACTTCGGTAGGGGTTTTTTAGTTTATAGAATTAAGAATTAACGATTACTCCTTTTGGGTATATATGTATAATTATTTAAATTTATAAGGGATACCCCCGTAAGCAATAAATACTAATTCTTAATTCTTAGAAAAAATATTTTAAAATAAATGTAACCTATATTAAAAAGAATAAGTATATTTGTTCAACAATTAAACTTTTTAACTATGAAAAATTACTTTTTTGACTTGTTAGACCAAGTTACCCCACGAACAGAAGAGCATAAAGACGTTTTAAAGTGCTTTTTAGGCTTTTTCCCGTTGTTTATCGTTTCTTTGGTAGGATTGTATTCACTTTTAATTTTAATGCGATGAGAACGGCTAAAAACACGAAACCAACTTTGATTGAAATAATTGATTATTGGTTAGACCAAAAAGAAAAAAACTTAGGTAGGATGAATATGGAGCATTACCTTCGTGTTTGTCACGCTAAAGCACGAACTTTAAGATGGAATAAAGACAATACGTGGACACAAATACCAACTAAACCTGATTTAATATGAAAGCAAAACAAGTAACGGTAGTCTTTGAATACACGGATTTTAAAGTATTGGATTCAATGATAGAAAGGTTAAGACTTGAATTAATGCAAGGCAAAGAGTATTTCGAAAGCGATGTTCACGATGCACACGGTTATAAACGCTATCTTCAGTTTATGCAGGAATATAAGTCTAAACGTAATTACGTTGTAAGTAAGGATTCGATAACAATTAAATCTAATATATGAAAACACAAAAAGAAATTGAAAAGGATATAGTTGATTATTTCAAAAAATATATTGAAAGCTCTATAAAAATAGCGCAAAAAGAAATTGAAAGCTCTATAAAAATAGAAAAAGAACATTATACTGATTTTATTAAAATTCCATTTACTTATTATGATTATAACGCGCCTATTAGTTTTGCGCCAGACCCAATTGATTTCGCAATTTATGGATTAAAACAAAAAAAAGTAATTGCCATTGAATACCCTTGGCGACAAAAAAACGGAAAAATAACTTATAATAAAATAGACCTATGATACCGAAACACAAAGCAGAGCAATTGGTAACACATTTTAATTACCATTTAGAAATCAAGAAATACGAAAAGGCGAAGCAATGCGCTATTTATCTTTGTCATTCTATTATTTGGGAAACCTTAGAAGTTGAAAAGATTAAGTTTTATAAAGACGTAATTAACGAAATCGAAAAGCTATGAAGAACTTTATGCGTAAATTATTTTGGGCAGATTTTAATCCACAAAAAATTATCTGTATTGTTCCTGATGAAATAACTTTAGTAAACGCAAGGCAAAAAATTAAATTACGTAAAATCCAAAGCTTAGTTAGGCAAATGAATATTGAAAATAATTATTACAAAAATTTCGAAGAACATTAAAAAATAGTTTGTATATTTGTAAACGGTTCGGTCTCACACCATAAGAACTTAAAGAAGTTATTAAAACTCTATAATGATACTGACGTGAGACCCAGTGGATTTATAGGGTTTTTTTTATGTTTAAAAATTAAAATTATGAGTAAAATTGAAAAATTAAAAGAATTATTTAGTGCTTATGAAGGTTCTGAAATGTTTATTGATTGCGTTCAATACGCATTAACAAAAGCAGGGCAAAAAGAAAATCAAATAGTTTGGTTTGTAAATAATCATTTTCGTACAAATACGGAATGCGATATCATTACAATGAAAAAATGCGCTGTTAATTGGAATAACATTTCTTGGGATAAGTTAAATCAATTTGATTTTATTAATTATAAGCAAACTGTTTACACTTTATCAGCTTATAGAATGATTATTAAGTCAATGGAAATTTATCAGCAATGAACGGATATGATTTAAGTAGAAAATGGTTTGATTGGAGTTTTGAGAACCCTGAACGAATCAATCCAAATCACACGGCACTTTATTTTTTTATAATTGAACATTGTAACCGATTAGGTTGGAAGGAAAAATTTGGCCTTCCTACGACTATGGCAAAAGAAGCTATTGGAATAAGAAGTTATAATACTTATATAAATACGCTGAATGATTTAGTTGAGTTTGGGTTTATAAACTTGATTGAAAAAAGCAAAAATCAATATTCAAGTAATATAGTTGCCCTATCAAATTTTGATAAAGCACCTGATAAAGCACTTGATAAAGCATTGATAAAGCACGGAACAAAGCAACGTGAAAGCAATAGTAGTATAGATAAACAAGAAACAAATAAACAAATAACAATAGAAGAACGTAAAAGCAAGTTTTACTCTT